GTGATAGCTTATATATGTCGTATGCCCGCATTGAAAGGAGATATTAAGATTATTGTTTCCATGGACAAAGATTTTTATCAACTGTGTGATGATGAGACAATGATTTATAGCCCAGTCAGAGATGAATTCTTAAACAAGAAGCGGATCATTGAGCAATTTGACATTCATCCCAANAATTTTNCCATCGCTCGGTCAATTGATGGCGACAAGTCGGACAATCTTGAGGGCGTCAAAGGGGCAGGTCTCAAAACTGTGGCGAAAAAGTTTAGTTTTCTGGCCGAAGAGAAATCTTACACACTTGATGATTTGTTCAGTGCCTGTCGGCGTGATGATTCGGGGCAAAAAATATATAAAAGCATTTTATCAGAAAAAAATAAAGTGGAATTAAATTATAAATTAATGCAACTCTACTCGCCACACATTTCGGTCAAGAGTTCGCAACATATTAAAACCACTATTGAAAACTTCAAACCTTCATTTAATAGGACCGAAGTTTTGAAAATGATGACGCATGACGGCATCCAAGAATTCAATTGGAACTCTCTTTTTCAGAAATTTAGATCGATTATTGACACCCATCGGAACTAATTATTCTATCCAACAAAAGTCTTGACAATTCAGTCGGACTGGTGTATGATCTGTGTAAATCAAAAACAGAAGAGGTTCTAATGTCCGTTAATGATAAAGTATCGTTCTCCAAATATGGTAAGACTTTTCAAGAAAAACTTACCTTTATTATTCTTGATGATCGGGTCTTCGCAGACCGAATGATGGAGGTTCTAAATGTAGAATTTCTTGAGTATAAATATCTTCAAGCCTTCGTCGAAAAAATCTTTCATTATAAATCTAAGTATGGTTCTCAACCCTCACACGAGACAATGAAAACAATTGTTAAGTCTGGGCTCGATGACATTAATGAAATGCTTCAAAAGCAAATCCGCAGTTATTATGCGCGGTGTTTATCTAATGTTAATGTCTTAGAATCATCTGAATACATTAAAGATACAGCCCTGGACTTCTGCCGGAAGCAGAAACTCCGAGAGGCTATGCTACAATCGACTTCATTGCTACAAAAATGCTCATTTGATGAGATTTCTGTGCTTATCAACAACGCATTGAAGGCAGGTGCCGACGCAGATTTTGGGTACGATTATATCAAAGATTTTGACAAAAGATTCGAGTTCAGCGGCCGAGAAACAATCACAACTGGCTGGCAAAAAATGGATGAAATCACTGGTGGAGGTGGCGGTCGCAAAGAACTGGGTGTTGTGATCGCTCCGACTGGCGTGGGTAAGTCAATGGTGCTTGTGCATCTTGGCGCGACAGCAGTCAAAGCAGGCATGACCGTGGTTCATTATACTTTAGAATTACGTGATACAGTCATTGCAAATCGTTATGATTCTTGCATTACAGGAATTCCTTTAGATGAATTAATGGATNNCAAGGATGANATTNGAGAAATGATTAATGACTGCGACGGAACCCTCATTGTTAAAGAATATCCAACCAAAACTGCGACCACAAATACCATTCGAGCCCACATTGAAAAACTTAAACAACAAGACATAATTCCAGACATGATTATTGTCGATTATGCTGACCTTTTGCGCACTCTATCAACACGTCGAGAGAAACGCGAAGAACTTGAGTCCATTTATGAAGAATTGCGAGCAATCATGATGGAAAATAACGTGGTTGGTTGGACTGCATCACAAACAAACCGCACAGGTTTGCAGGCAGAAATCATTACCATGCAATCAATCTCTGAGGCATTTAATAAATGCTTTATTGCCGATCTTATTTTCTCTGTTTCCAGAACAGTAGAAGATAAACAAAAGAACGGTGGAAGAATCTATATTGCGAAGAATCGCAATGGCCAAGACGGATTAGTTTATTCTATTTTCATGGATACTGCTAATATTGACATCAAAGTGTTGGAAAAGTACACACCAGAAGAATCATCAGGACCCGCCTTGTCGCAAGAGGAACAACAGAAATTTATGTTAAGGAAGTATAACAAATTAATGAAGGGGGCAACCATGTAATGGAATTAGCCAGTGAAATCTTATCAGATATTACAGTGTTTATGAAATATGCCAAATATATAGATGATTTAGGCAGAAGAGAAGCTTGGATAGAATTAGTCAGCAGAAATAAGGAAATGCATATTAAAAAATTTCCTTATATGAAAGAGGAAATTGAAATTGCATACAAACCTGTATACGCTAAAAAGATTTTACCGTCGATGCGTTCAATGCAGTTCGGTGGGAAACCAATTGAAATTAGTCCCAATCGTGTCTATAATTGTGGCTATCTCCCTATGGATGACTATCGAGCTTTCAATGAAATACTATTTCTTCTATTAGGTGGCACTGGAATTGGTTTTTCGGTCCAAAAACATCATGTTGAGAAATTACCAGAGATTAGGAAGCCAAGGTCCGACCGCAAACGACGATTTTTAATTGGAGATTCCATTGAAGGGTGGGCAGACTCAGTTAAGGTGTTAATGCGCTCTTATTTCGAGGGAACTTCCACAATCGATTTTGATTTTTCTGATATTCGTGCAAAGGGAGCGAGACTAGTTACTTCAGGTGGTAAAGCCCCAGGCCCAGAGCCATTAAAGATTTGTATCCGTCAAATAAAGTCTATTTTAAATGAAAAAAAGGAGGGATCTCAACTTGAGCCTATTGAAGTTCATGATATTGTGTGCCATATTGCTGATGCCGTTCTCGCTGGTGGGATACGTCGTGCTGCGCTTATTTCGCTATTTTCGGCGGATGATGAAGAAATGATCGCCTGTAAAACAGGTGATTGGCAGGAGAGAAATCCACATCGCCAACGTGCCAACAATAGTGCGGTATTGGTGCGCCATAGAGTAGAAAAAGATTTTTTTGATAAGGTGTGGGATCGTATCCGACACTCACAATCGGGAGAACCGTCAATTTATTTCACAAATGATAAAGATTGGGGTACAAACCCGTGTTGTGAGATTGCCCTCCGCCCCTTTCAATTCTGCAATCTTTGTGAGGTAAATGTATCCAATCTAGAATCGCAAGAAGATCTTAACGAGCGTGTTCGTTGTGCTGCATTAATTGGCACATTACAAGCATCTTATACCGATTTTCATTACCTTCGTTCTGTATGGCGACGAACAACCGAGAAAGAAGCACTTTTAGGAATTGGTTTAACGGGCGTGGCATCAGGCCTAGCCCAAAAATTGGACATGAAAGCCGCATCAAAGGTCGCAAAGGCAGAAAATCAAAGAGTGGCCATGTTATTGGGCATTAATCCAGCTGCTCGCGTCACAACTATCAAACCGAGCGGAACATCTTCATTGGTGTTGGGTTGTGCAAGCGGCATCCATCCGTGGCATAATGATTATTATATCCGGCGCTTGAGAGTCTCCAAAAATGAGGACATTTATCGCCATTTGTATGCTTTTCATCCTGAACTGGTTGAAGACGAATATTTTCGACCTCACGACAGCGCTGTCATTTCCGTTCCTCAACGCGCCCCACAAGATGCCACACTGCGTCATGAAACTGCGCTTGAATTGCTCGAAAGAGTCAAATGGTTTTCCCAAAATTGGATAAGGCCAGGACACAGAAAGGGAAACAATACTCATAACATTTCAGCGACCGTTTCTATTAAAGAGGACGAATGGGACGCTGTTGGTGAGTGGATGTGGGATAACAGAAAATATTATAATGGCTTGGCCGTCCTTCCATATGATGGGGGTACATATAAGCAAGCACCGCATGAGGATTGCGACGAATTAACTTATGAAAGATTAATGACCTCTCTACAGGAAATTGATTTAACAAAGGTCCGAGAAGAAGACGACAATACTAACTTATCAGGAGAAATCGCCTGTGGTGCAGGCGGTTGTGAGGTAAAATATGTGTAAATTCAAACCGTTTAATAAACACGTTATGGTCAAAAAATTTTCCGAGGAAAAAATCCCAGATTTGAGTCCTGTTCTAATTCCTGAAGATGCCAAGCTAGAAACTCAGGAAAGATACGGATTAGTGGAATTTGTGTGTGCTGCAAGTGATTGCGACAACTTTTTAAAATTATTTAACCCCGATCAGCCCGGTTGGGCCACTTGGCAGGGAACATCAGATGATGTGTTTATTACGTGCGCCAAGAAAAATGGTCATATTGGTTTGGTTGTTGATAACTCGATGGTGGAAGAAGTAAAAATACAAGATAAAAAATTCCATGTTGTGCATCAAAATTATATTATTGGTGTGATTGATGAATAAAGAATTGTATAGCAATTATGAAAAAAACAGAAGAGNTTAAGAAAATNATCGAACATNATCNGAAATGCTACTACGAGCACTGTGACAAGTTTGGAATCATCCGAGGGCTCGGCGAGATTGACGGTCGGGATTTTGAAAATATGTGCAACGCAATAAAAAAAGTTTGCGATAGATGTAAGTGTGTGACGGGGAAGAAAAATGAAAAAAACAGAAGAAATTAAGAAAATCATCGAACATCATCGGAAATTGTTTTATAAGCGAAACCCAAGCGGAGAGCTTTTTCCGAGAATCCTGGCGAGAGAGACTCACAAAGAAATTGTTTTTGATGAAATGTGTGGGGCAATAGAAACAGTCTGCAATAGAGATATTGATGATTCTGTTAATGATGAGTTGTGGAGCAACAATGACTAAGCATCTGCCATTCGAAAAGACTGTAAAAACCAAAATGATGGGAAGTCTTGAAGAGGTGGCAAAGGTTTCAAAATGCAAGCATATTTGGTGGTGTCACCAACCTTATAAACCAGACAAGTGGGAAAACATATTTTATAGAACATGCTTAAAATGTCACACAAGATGGGCACCCCCTAGAAAAGTGAGGTAATAATGGAAGAAAAAAATTTAGAAGATTTTATGAAAGTTTGCGATGATTTTGTTCAATCTAGTATCGAACTGCGTGATACTGCGCTTCTCTGCGGAGACGATACAATCAAACAAGACATGGTGGCCTTCGTAATTCCTGATTTTCATAAAATGTGGGCCAGGAGCGAAGGAATTAAGCTTCTTTTACAACGCGACGGCTACGACTCCAATAGAGAATTTATACTTGATGAGATGCGTGCTGTTACTAAACAAAATTTAGAAATTGCTAAAAAGATAAAAGATAAGCTTAGTGGCCTAAATTAGTTCGGATGTAAATTTGTTATCACAACCTGAATTACACTCAAAAATACGCGACATCAATCTTTCGCGTGATAAAATTGTAATCGGTTCTAGTTTGGAAGCGCTCACATATGCGTGTTTAAACAATATTCCCCTGGTTTGCACTCAACTTAGTCCTCCTCATCGGTTTGAAACTTTTGAAGATGGGGACGATTTATCTATTTTTGGACGCCCACCCACTAAACGTCAAATTAAAACCACTACTGGTGATAAAGTAATAGGATCAGAAAAATTATGGCTTTGGGAAAGACTACTGTTTTACCTTTCTGTGTCTGGTTTGTGCCCGTTGGTGGATAAGTCAGTTTCATTGAGAATCGCTGATAATGTCTTAAAAGCTCCGACAGCACATGCTCGGATGGCAAAAATACATTTTAATGAGTTAATTGTGTTTGACGATACCAATGTTCATGGTTTGGGCCTTCCCAAAATTGAGGATAAAACATTTAAAGTTTATGACTGGTTTGATGTGCGAAGCGGAATGAAGCATGAATACGACCGGATAGAAGATCCATCACATTTTGTTAACTGTATACTTTTTTATTCATCAGATAGAGTCAGTGGCGAGCACCAATTTAAAGATGCAATGAGCATTTCTTATTTAACTAAAACACAATTGGATGATTTTGAGTTTTCAGATGTAAACGCTCGATTCAAGACTCGTTACTTAATGAAAGAGGCTGGTATCCGAGGGGCAAGAAATGGTAGAGATATGTTGGACAAGACAAAATATAAATATTACAGCATCAAAATTGAAAACACAAAAAGAGAAATTATAGAACCCAGAAACATCTACGATCCCTTCGATAATATAACTTTTAATTACGACTCGTTTAGTGATATAATAAAGAACAATCCGCTTAAAGAATCTTATGTCTCAAACATCCTTCAACGAGCTTGTCGATATTAATTCATTTCATTTAGCAGGAATTATTCCTGTTGCTGGACAAGCGTTCGATTTTAAATTTCCATGGCATGACGCGATGACACCGATTGCCCCCAATTATTTAGCAATTGAAAGAGCTGTCCTCGAATGTGCGACAGCGGGTTGTGAAACCATTTGGCTCGTATGTCCGTCTGATATGCAACCATTATTAAAAACACGGCTCGGAGAAATGGTTCAGGATCCCGTTTGGATTAGTAGAAAACACGATTTATATCCTTCTGCTTCAAGAAAAGAAATTCCACTTTATTATGTGGAAGTTCATCCTCGCGATCAAAAGAGGCGAGATTCGCTGGTGTGGAGTATATTGTATGGGGCGAAAGTTGCCAAAAAGGTTTGTATTGGCCTAAGCCAATGGGTTGCACCAAATAAATATTATGTGGCGTTTCCTTATGCGGTTTACCCCTCTCAACATCTTCGCAGGCATAGAAAAACAATTTCTAATCGAGGAAACTTCTTTTTATTAACTGATGAGGGCAACTCCGTGCTCGATGGATATTATATTGGTTTTGCGTTTGAAACAAAAGAGTTGGGAAAATTAATAAAATATTTCTGGGACAAACAAACTGGAAAATACGATCCGTCTCAACCAATTGAGGAACGAAAAGGAGGGAGGTTTATTACTAAACTATTGCCGGAAGAAGAAAGATATTCAGGAAGATTTTTTAATGTGAAGGAAATATTTGATCAACTGGATCCCGAATCTCCCACGTTTTCGGTTGAAATGGAGTGGTATTACGACATTAGCTCGTGGGAAAATCTATGCGTTTATTTGGCATCGGAGGAAAGAAAGAAGATGTTACGTCCAAAACTTCAGTTTTTTAAACAAAAACGCTGGAATAAAATTGGGGAAGATATGGAAGACAACTAATTAGAGAAGAACCAAATGAATTTTGACAAGGCAAAGATAAAAGCAAAAATTAAAAGCGATATGGATTATTATACGAGTTGTTCGCAATCAGGTTGGACAACGGAAGCTATTCTTCTTGATGCAATTTCACAAACATTTGAACCCACAACTCCAACAATTGTAGAAGCTGCTGACCAAATTAAAGCGTCGGGCGAAA